GTGTTTAGATATGTACCATTAAATGGTGATATTGCTGGTTTGGCTGCAAGAACAGACTTAGTTGCAGACTCATGGTTCTCACCTGCTGGTTTCAACAGAGGAGTAATTAGAGGTGCTGTTAAGTTAGCATACAACCCATCAAAAACACAAAGAGATGAGTTATACAGAGCTAGAATAAATCCAGTTGTTACTTTACCAGGACAGGGAACTGTTCTATTTGGTGACAAAACAGGTTTATCTACTCCAAGTGCGTTTGATAGAATAAACGTTAGAAGATTGTTTATCACTTTAGAAAAAGCAATCTCTACGGCTTCTAAATTTCAATTGTTTGAGTTCAATGATGAGTTCACAAGAGCACAATTTAGAAATATCGTAGAACCATTCCTAAGAGATGTACAAGGTAGAAGAGGTGTAACAGACTTTTTAGTAGTTTGTGATACATCAAATAATACTGGTGATGTCATTGATAGAAATGAGTTTAGAGCGGATATATTCGTTAAACCTAACAGATCAATTAACTTTATACAACTACAATTCGTTGCGACAAGAACAGGTGTTGCATTTGAAGAAGTAGTAGGAGCGTAGGAGGAATCATGCCAAATATAAATGACTTTAAAGCTAAGTTAAGAGGCGGCGGCGCTCGTGCTAACCAATTCAGAGTGACAATGCCTTTCCCTGGATATGCAGCTGTAGGTGGGGAGACTGAAAGTATGTCTTTCTTAACTACATCTACATCTTTACCAGGTATGACAGTAACCGAAGTTGCTATTCCATTTAGAGGAAGAGAGTTATATGTTGCAGGTGATAGAACATTTGCTACATGGACAACTACAATTCTAAATGATACTAACTTCTTAATTCGTAATGCATACGAAAGATGGTTAAACGGTATCAACAATATGTCAGATAACGAAGGATTAACAAATCCAGTAGATTATCAAGTTGACGCTTTTGTTGATCAGTTAGACCGAAATGGTAATGTGATTAAATCATATACGTTTAGAGGAATGTTTCCAACAACTTTAGACGACATTGCGTTATCTTATGGTGACAATAATACGGTAGAATCGTTTACTGCCACTCATAGATACCAATATTTTGAAACAAATACTACTACTTAATACTCTTATAAGTATTAATAGTAATAGGAGAAATTAAATTATGGCTGAACTGTTTGGGTTTAAGATAGAGCGTTTAAAAGAACCCTCTACCGATCCAAGACAAAATATAGTTCCACCTCAAGCGGAAGACGGTACACAAACCGTCCCCGCTGGTGGGTTTTTTGCGTCTTATGGAGGTTTCGATGCTACGGCACGAAACGAATTAGATTTAATAAGAAGATATAGAGAAGTTGCATTGCATCCAGAGTGTGATCTTGCAATAGAGGATATAGTATCTGAAGCAATTGTATCAAATGAAAATCAACAATCTGTACAATTGGATTTAAGTAAAATAGATTATTCAGATTCTATTAAGAAAAGAATTAGAGAGTCTTTTTCTGAAGTGTTAAAGTTATTAAACTTTGACATTAAAGGCCACGACATCTTTAGAAGATGGTATGTGGATGGTAGATTATACTATCATAAAATTATTGATAAAGACTCACCAAGACTAGGAATTACTGAAGTAAGATATATTGATCCTAGAAAAATTAAAAAAATAAGAGAAGTTAGAAAACAAAGAACAGATGGAATGCCATCATCTTTTGCATTTGAAAATAAATTCCAAGAGTATTACATTTTCAATGAAAGAGGAATACATCCAACTGCTACATCTAACGCAGGTGGATTAAGAATAGCAACAGATGCTATTTCTTACTGTCCATCAGGTTTAATAGATCAAACACAAAATCAAGTACTATCATATTTACACAAAGCAATTAAACCAGTAAATCAATTAAGAATGATTGAAGACGCTGTTGTTATTTACAGAATTGCTCGTGCACCTGAAAGAAGAATATTCTATATTGATGTAGGTAATTTGCCTAAAATCAAAGCCGAACAATATTTGAGAGATGTTATGGCTAGATATAGAAACAAACTTGTATATGACGCAAGTACAGGTGAAATTAAAGATGATAGAAATCAAATGAGTATGTTAGAAGACTTTTGGTTACCTCGTAGAGAAGGTGGGAGAGGAACTGAAATTACTACATTGCCTGGTGGTCAAAACTTAGGTGAGATACAAGATATAGAATACTTCCAAAAGAAACTATATCGTTCTCTTAATATACCTATTAGTAGATTAGAAGGTGGTCAAGGATTTAATCTTGGTCGAGCTGCAGAAATTAGTAGAGATGAAGTTAAGTTTACTAAATTTGTAGGTCGTTTAAGAAAGAAATTCTGTATGTTATTCCACGACCTTTTAAAAACACAATTAATTTTAAAAGGTATCATTGCACCCGAAGAATGGGATATGATGATGGGAGATATAACATACACTTTCTTACAAGATGGATATTTTGCTGAATTAAAACACAGCGAAATGATGAGAGAAAGAGTAAATTTGGCACAACAGTTAGAAGGTTATGTTGGTAAATATTTCTCTAACGAATATATAAGAACAAAAATACTAAAACAAAATGAACAAGAACAAGAAGAAATCGACAAACAAATTGAAGAAGAAGGTGCTGAAGCTCAGCCCGAAGAAACACCAACCATTACGCCTAACCAAGAAACGAATGGTAGTGAAAAAGAAAAATCAACATTAGGAGATAAATAATGAGTAGAGAAAATATTAATAAATTTGTTAATTCATTACAGACAGGTGACAATACTCAAGCAGGAGAAGATTTAAAAAATGCTCTTGCTGATAAAGTTAGTTCTGCCTTAGATGATGCTAAAACTGATGTGGCGAGATCAATGTTTACAGGACAAGTAGGTGCTGATGCACCAGAAGCTAATCCTTTTTCTGGTAATGACGTTGAAGCTGAAACTCCTGCACCAGAGGTAGCAAGTGATGAAGTGGCTCAGTAAATTTATATCAGATAATATTACTGAAGCAAACGATTACAAACGTACTCGACAATACAATAAACTTACGCCTAAAATGAAGCGAGCTGTAGATATGGTTTTTAGAGCTGCAGACAAAGACGCTGATGTAATTGCAAACTTTGAAAAAAACGTAGATACAGCTGCAAAACAATTTGGTGTAAACAAACAAGATTTAATGAATTACTTTGATAAAGAAACATTAACAATTTTAAGGAAGTAATATGGCTTGGGTAACTGTTCCAGGATCAAATAGTATTTGGGAGTTTGAAAATACTGCTACTGTTAGTGATACATATCCTGATTCAGCTGATGGTGCAAATGTAACTATTTCAGGTGGAATAAGAACATTTACTTTTGCAGATGGCAATGTACAAGAAATTTATATTAGATGTAGAAAAGCAGGAGAAACAACTGAACGTGGTGAGTTATCAAAAACTTACTATGATGCACAATAAGGATTAAATATGGCTGATACAGTATCAACACAAGTATTAACAGACACAACAGGCGTAAAATATGCTGTTAAAATGACTAACTATTCTGATGGTACGGGAGAGAATTTAGTTAAAAAAATAGACGCTTCAAATACAACTTTTATGACTACTGATGGAAATAGAAAAATATCAAAGATATTTTGGTCAGTAAATACAGCAAATGCAAAGTCAGCTGTAGAGATAATTTGGGAAGGTGCAACAAACGCTACCGCAGTTTCGTTGTCAGGTCAAGGTTTTTGGGACTTGCGTGCCGATGGAAATGAAATTCTAAACAACGCAACAACACCTACAGGTGATGTTTTACTCTCTACAAAGAACTTTGCAAATGGTGATAATTACACAATTTTAGTGGTTTTCAGATAACAATTTGTATAAATATTAGAGAGAAATTAGAGATAGATACAAATGAAGTTAATTACCGAAGAAATATCAAACGCAGAATATATTGTTGAAGAAGCTGGCAATGGAAAGAAAAACTATTCCATTAAAGGTGTATTCATGCAATCTGATGTGAAAAATAGAAATGGAAGAATCTATCCTAAAGAAATACTACAAAAAGAAGTATTACGATATAATAGAGAGTTCATAGAAAAAAAGAGAGCATTTGGTGAACTAGGTCATCCAGACGGACCAACCGTTAACCTAGAAAGAGTTTCGCATATGATTAATGCTCTATATCCAGAAGGCAGTAATTTTATAGGTGAAGCACGAGTACTCGATACCCCATATGGAAAAATAGTGAAAAGTTTAATTGATGAGGGTGCAAGACTTGGAGTTTCAAGTAGAGGAATGGGTACACTTGCAAATGTAGGTGGTGCCAATGTAGTCAAAGACGATTTTTACCTTGCAACCGCAGCTGATATAGTTGCAGACCCTAGCGCTCCAGACGCTTTCGTAGAAGGCATTATGGAAGGCAAAGAGTGGGTTTGGGATAATGGGATTTTGAAAGAAGCAGAGGTTAAAGAATTAAAGTTACAAGCAGAGAGTAGAGAAAGAATTGCTAGAGCAGAAAAAAATGCTAAAGTATTCGAATCTTTTCTTAAAAAACTGTAATTTTATAAATAGTAATTGACACTTTCCTAATGGGTTGGTGTATTTATTGCAATAATTAACAACTAAAAAACTATTGAGGAGATAGAACAATGGCTGACAATACTGTGGCAAATTTGCCAACTAAAAACGCCGCTCCAGCTGAACCAGCAAAGTCGTTACAGGCAACTGTACAACAAGTGATGACTAAAGCAATCACTTCACCGACTGACGCAAAAGTAGATTTCGCACAAGGGGTTAATCACATTACTGGTGACCCACAACAAAAAAGTGCAGGTCCAGCTGACGCAATGCCTACTCTCTCTGCTGAGAAAGAGCCTAAAAAAGATATTCAGGCTGCTTACGAAGCTGACGAGAAAAAAGACGAAAAAGAAAAAGAAGACATGAAAGAAGCAGAACACGCTGATAAAAAAGATGATGAGAAAAAAGAAGTGAAAGAAGGCGAAATGCCTGCTGGTCTTAAAAAGTACTTGGACAAAAAGAATGATAAAGAAGATGAAAAGTCTGAAGAAAAAGAAGACGATAAGAAAAAAGACGAAAAAGAAATGTCTGAAGCAGAAGACAAGGAAGACAAGAAAGAAAAAGAAGTTTCTGAATCTGAAGATAAAGAAAAAGAAATGAAAAAAGAAACAGCTAAAGATAAAGTTAAAGACATGGACATGAAAGAAGATGTAAATGCTCTAACTGACGGTGAAGACCTTTCTGAGGAATTCAAAGCAAAAGCTGCTACAATTTTCGAGTCTGCTGTTAAAGCAAAACTTGTTGAAGAAATAGAAAAATTAGAAAGCGAATACGAAACTAAAGTTGACGAAAAAGTTTCTGAAGTTAAAGAAGAAATTGTTGACAAAGTTGACGCTTATCTAAATTATGTTGTCGAGGAGTGGATGAAAGAAAACGAATTGGCAATAGAAAAAGGCTTAAGAAATGAGATTACTGAAGATTTTATCGGTGGTCTTAAATCTTTATTTGAGTCTCACTACATCAATGTTCCACAAGAGAAGTATGATGTGATTGAGAATCAAGCTGCTGAGATAGAAAAGTTAAAAGAAGAAGTTAACAAAACTATCGAAAAGAACGTTGAGTTAAATTCAAAACTTGCAGAATCTACAAGAGAAGAAGTTATAAATGATGTATCATCTGATCTTGTTGCAACTGAAGTTGAGAAACTTAAAGGTTTAGCAGAGAGTATTGAATATAAAGACGCTGACAGTTTTAGAAAAAGTGTAGAAACTTTAAAAAATTCTTACTTCCCTAAAGCAAAAGCGAGTGATAACGAATCTAATGAAGTAGCAGAAAACAATGCTGGTTTAGACTTGTCTGAATCAATGGCTGCATATACTGCTGCAATTAGTAAAACAAAGAAAAATCCTTACTTAAAGTAAGGGTTAGTTAACTAACTAAAGAAGGAGAGATAGAAAAATGTTTTTATCTGAATCAATACAACAAAAGTGGCAGCCCGTTTTAGAACATCCTGATCTTCCAAAGATCGAGGGTGCTTATAAAAGAGCCGTTACTTCAATGGTATTGGAGAACCAAGAAAAAGCGTTAAAAGAAGATGCTGCTTTCTTATCAGAAGCTGCGCCTACTAACGCAACTGGTGCTTCAATCCAAAACTGGAATCCTATTTTAATTAGCTTAGTAAGAAGATCAATGCCTAACCTTATCGCTTACGATATTGCAGGCGTTCAACCAATGTCAGGTCCAACAGGCTTGATATTTGCTATGAGAAGCAGATATGCATCTCAAGCTGGTGGTGAAGCTCTTTTTGACGAAGCTGACTCAGATTTTTCAGGCAGAAATGCTGCTGGATCATCTGTTGCAAGTAAAACAGGAGTAGCACAATCTGGAACTAACCCAGCTGTACTTAACGACACACCTGCTGGTGCATACACAAGTGGATCAGGAATGACTACTGACTATGCAGAAGCATTAGGTGATGCGTCTGCTAATGCGTTTGCTGAAATGGCATTCTCAATTGAGAAATCAACTGTGACTGCAAAAAGCAGAGCATTAAAGGCTGAGTACACAATGGAATTAGCACAAGACCTTAAAGCAATTCACGGTTTAGATGCTGAAACTGAATTATCAAACATCTTATCTGCTGAGATCCTTGCGGAAATCAATAGAGAAGTTGTAAGATCAGTTTACATTGGATCTGAAAAAGGTGCTCAAACTAATACAACAACTGCAGGTATCTTTGACTTAGATACAGACTCTAACGGTAGATGGTCTGTTGAAAGATTTAAAGGCCTAATGTTCCAATTAGAGAGAGATGCTAACGTTATCGCACAAAGAACAAGAAGAGGAAAAGGTAACATGATTATCTGTTCTTCTGATGTTGCTAGTGCTTTACAAATGGCTGGTGTATTAGACTATACTCCTGCGTTAAACAACAACTTAAATGTTGATGACACAGGAAATACTTTTGCTGGTGTATTAAATGGTAAATATAAAGTTTACATTGATCCATATTCAGCAAATACAGCTGCTAAACAATACTTTGTAGTAGGTTACAAAGGTACTTCACCATATGACGCTGGTATATTCTACTGCCCATATGTACCTCTACAAATGGTAAGAGCAGTTGGCCAAGACACATTCCAACCAAAAATTGGATTTAAAACAAGATATGGTCTTGTTGCGAACCCATTTGCTGGTGCTGGTGCGTCTGACGCTATTACTGCTGATGGTTTAACATCTGCTAATGCAAACAGATATTACAGAAAAGTTCAAATTGCGAACTTAATGTAATACTTGTTACAAACAAATTTAAAAGGGCGGCCCTAAAAAGTCGCCCTTTTTTTTAGCATAAATAAAAGTATGAAAACACCATATAAAGAAATTTTAGGAGTACTAGCTGTAATTTTGTTTATGACCCTTGTTGCACAAGGGTTAAAATATCTTAATCCTAAACCAAATGTATTAGAAGAATTAGAGGAAAAGATTAAAAAGGTAGAACAAAAAGAGATTATTTTAACTGAACCTGAAAAACAACTAGAACGACAAGCTACTGAAAAAGAGTGGCAAGAAGTAGATAAACAAATAGATAAATAGTAGTATGACTACTACAAACTCATACAATAGACAACCTACTAAGTTGGACTATGCAAGTCCTACACAGTTTAAGTTTGGTATTATTAAATTACCAAAAGTAGAATATTTTTGTACAGCTGCAAACATACCTGGTATTACACTAGGCACTTCAAATTTAGCTACACCATTTAAAGATGTGCCAATGCCTGGTGATAAACTAGACTATGATACTTTAAACATATCTTTTTTAGTAGATGAAAATTTAGAAAACTATAGAGAAATACATGGATGGATGACAGGTCTTGGATTTCCAAAAGATTATTCTCAATATAGAACTTTGCAAAGTGCTGGAACAGATAGATATCCAACAACAACAAACGAAACTTATTCAAGTGAAATAGGAGTAACTTCTAAAAATACACCTGATGATGGTGGTTTGTATTCAGATGCTACATTGTTTGTATTGACAAGTAAAAATAATGCCAATATAGAAATACGTTTTAGAGATATATATCCAATCTCTTTATCAGGATTAGATTATAATCAACAAGCTACTGACGTTGACTACTTAACAGCCAGTGTTACGTTTCAATATAAAATTTATGAATTTGCGAATATAAGTGCTAGTGGTACTATAGAAACTACTTCTTAATTACCTACTAAATAATTAAAACAATATAATGGAGATATTATGACCTTTGATGAATTGCAGGCGTTAGCCGAAAAAGACCTCAAGTTAAATGATACTGAACTTGATTTAGAATCATTAAAAACACCACAACTACATAACAAATATTGTAAGTTTCATAATCAATATATTAATCTATTAAAAAAGACCGAGCAAGATAGAGATAGATTATTAAGAGAAAAATGGGAATACTATACTGGTAAAGCCGATCCACAAGTCTACCAAGAAAAACCTTTTAATATAAAGTTGCTCAAACAAGATGTTGACAAATATATTAAATCAGATGATGATCTAATCAAACTAGAACAAAAGGTAACCTATATACAAAGTGTTGTGGATTACTTAGATAAAACAATTCGTATCATTTCAAATCGTACATTTCAAATTAAAAATGCCATAGAGTGGAAAAAGTTTACTTCTGGTATTATCTAAGATGTTTACTCCTAAACCTTATAACATATATCAGTCTGTTATATCAAAAAACGATTGCAGTAAAATCATCAAGGTTGGAGAACAACAAAATTTAATTGATGCTAAGATACAAGAAGGTAATCAAAATAATCGTAAATCAGCTGTGTCTTGGATTAAAGATAAGTGGATTGAAAATACCTTATCATCTACAATTAAGATGTGTAACAAGACTTGGAACTTTGATTTAAAAGAGTATGAGCCTTTTCAATATACTGTTTATAAGAAAAATGATTTTTATGATTGGCACATTGATACACACAATAAACCATATTCAAATGGTTTTATACGAAAATTAAGTTTTACTTTGTTACTAAATGATGACTATGAAGGTGGTGAATTTGAACTATGTATACCAAATCCCAAACAAGAAAAAAATAACTATATGAAATTAAACAATAATCAAATAGGAACTATGATAGTTTTTCCTAGTTTTATTTGGCACAAAGTTAATCCTGTTATTAAAGGTATAAGAAAATCTTTGGTAGGTTGGATTGTAGGAAAATCATTTGTCTAATATGCAAAATATAATTGTAGATAAACTTAATGACGTTTACATTAAAATAGACGCTGACGCTTCTATTCGTAGAGAGCTTTCAGACTATTTTTCATTTGAAGTTCCTGGTTATAAGTTTACACCACAGTTTCGTAATAGAGTTTGGGATGGCAAAATAAGATTATATTCATATGCTACAGGTCAAATGTACGTAGGACTATATCCATATCTAAAAGACTGGTGTAAAAAGAAAGATATTCATATAGTTGAATCTAGTGATATTTTAACACGTAGCAACGTCTCAGCCGCCGATATAGAGGGTATGATTGAGGAGTACGATCTATCTATTAAACCTAGAGATTATCAAATAGAAGCATATAAATTCGCTTTAGAGTGTGAACGAGGACTAATTTTATCACCTACAGCCTCAGGTAAATCACTTATTATCTATATGTTAGTAAGACATTATTTAAATATGATAAACAATAATGTTTTAATTATAGTTCCCACAACGTCACTAGTAGAACAATTATATAAAGACTTTAAGGACTATGGTTATGATGTAGAAACAAACGTCAGTAGAAAATATCACGGATATGATATTGATGAAGATAAGAGAATAGTCATCTCAACATGGCAATCATTATACAAAATGCCTAAAAAGTTTTTTGAAGATTATGGTGCTGTTATAGGTGATGAGGCTCATTTGTTTAAGGCAGTTTCATTAACAAAAATAATGACAAAACTTACAGATTGTAAATATAGAATAGGTCTTACAGGAACACTAGACGATAGTAAAACTCATAAGTTAGTATTAACAGGTTTATTTGGTATAGTCAATAGAGTTGTATCAACAAAAGAACTTATTGATAAAAAGCAGTTAGCAAATTTAAAAGTAGTTTGCTTAAACTTAAAATATCCAGAAGAAGAATCTAAAAAGGTATATGGTGTAAAATACTTTGAAGAATTAGAATATCTTACTCAAAATAAGGCTCGTAATAAATACATACGAAATCTTACCTTAGCACTAAACGGAAATACTTTATGTTTGTTTCAGTTAGTTGAAAAACACGGTGAAATTTTATTTAACTTAATTAAAGAAAAAGCAGACCCTAAACGAAAAGTATTTTTTGTTTATGGTGGAACAGAAACAGATGATAGAGAAAAAATTAGAGCCATCACAGAAAAATCGGATAACGCAATTATTATCGCTTCTTTCGGGACGTTCAGCACTGGTATCAATATTCGTAATTTACACAACATTATTTTTAGTAGCCCTAGTAAAAGCCCTATAAGAGTATTACAAAGTATTGGCCGTGGTTTAAGAGTTGGTGATAAGAAACAGTCAGCTACAGTCTATGATATATCTGATGATTTAACATATAAAGATAAAAAGAATTTTACCTTAACACATTTTCAGGAAAGAGTAAACATCTATAATCGGGAGAGTTTTAACTATGAAATTCACACCGTTAATTTAGATAAATAGTTATATGCAAAGCTTAGATATTGAAAATGTAAAGATTATTCGTTTGGTTTCTGGAGAAGAAATTTGTTGTAAAATAGATGGTACAACAAAAGAACTTCCAGACAAGTCCCGTTTATTAAGAATACTTAATCCCATGTTAATAAAATATATTCCTCAATTAACTGAAAGAGGTGTAACAGATTATATAGCTTTAGTTAAATGGGTTGGGTTTACAAATGATACCGTTATTACTTTACCTATAAACAAAATTATTACCATTTGTAATGCTACACCTGAATTTAATAATAGATATACACAAATTGTAGGTAAACTTCATACTATAAAAGAAAACCTACCAAGTTATATTGAAAGAGATTTATCTAAAGAAGAGCTTGAAGAGGAAAATAATATTGAACCAACTGAAGATTATGATAAAGAAATAACTGATAAAAATGATATAAAAGAGTTAAGTGAATTGTTAAATATGCCTAGTAAGAAGATACACTAGATAGGTAGCCACGGTTCTACTGAACAACCCACATGGGTATTATATCAACAACTTAGAAAAGAGTCAAGCGCCTATGAAAATTAGATTTTATAAAAGATTAGATGGTATGAGATGGTTAGGCTTTGTACTGGCCATGATAGGTGCCTACATACTATCAAATGCAAATCCTAGCACTCAATGGGTAGGATGGTCAATTGCAACAGTATCCTGTAGTATATGGATATACATGGGTATAAAAGATAAAGACATACCTAGAGCACTTATGGAACTTATGTATTTGTTACTTGCATTAAGGGCCATTTATAATTGGTTAATATGAAAGAAGAATGGACAATAAAAGCGACATATAATAGTGACAATCCTAAAAAATATTGTCAAGTGTGTTATCCATTTAAAGGAACAATTAAACAGCTTGAAAAAAAGATATGGAAACACTATAATGAAAATTATGAAGAATATGGTAAAGCAGAAGCTGTGGAGGTCGAACTTATAACATAAACCGTTGACAAAAACAACAAAATATACTATAATAATATTATGACTAAAACAAGAAAAAGATCAGCACATTATGTAGATAACAAAAAGTTTCTACAGGCGATGATAGAATATAAGGACAAGTGTGATAAGGCCGAAAAAAGAAATAGAAAATCACCACCAGTTACAAATTATATTGGTGAATGTTTTTTAAAAATAGCAAATCACTTATCTTATAGACCTAATTTTATTAACTATACTTTTAGAGATGATATGATTTCTGATGGTATAGAAAACTGTTTACAATATCTTAAAAATTTTAATCCTAAGAAATCAAATAATCCATTTGCTTATTTTACACAAATCATTTACTATGCTTTTATACGAAGAATACAAAAAGAAAAGAAGCAAACAAATATCAAGTATAGAATGATTGAACAAGGAAATATAGATGAGTTTTCTGTATTGCCTGGTGATACAAATAGTGATTATAAAAATCAGTTTTTAGAATTTTTAAGAAAAAATAAACCATCAACTGAAGAACAGCCAAAAGTTAATGAGATTAAAGTTAAAAAAAGAAAGAAAAGAACTTATAGCTCAGTATTAGATATATAATGAAAATAGCACTGCTAAATGATACACACTTCGGTGTTCGTAATGATAGCGAAGCGTTTAGAAACTATCAACTAAGATTTTATAATGAAATCTTTTTTCCTTACTTAGAAGAACACAATATAAAAACATTGGTTCACTTAGGTGATGTTGTTGATAGAAGAAAGTTTATTAACTTTCAAACAGCTTCTATTTTTAGAAAACAATTTTGGGATCGCTTATACGAAGATCAAATTGATACTCATATCATTATAGGTAACCATGATACTTATTTTAAAAACACAAATGATGTAAATGCAATTGAAAATCTTTACACTTCATTTGACAAAAGACACGAACCGTGGATATATACAAAATCAACTGTTGTAGATTTCGATGGTACACCTATTTTATTTGTGCCTTGGATTTGTGATGACAACTATGATCACTCTATGGAAATGTTAAAAACGGCCAAAGCAGATTTATGTTTTGGTCATTTAGAAATCAAAGGCATTGAGATGCAAAATGGTGTAATCAATGAGCATGGTTTAGCAAAATCAGATTTTAATAGATTTGATAGAGTTATATCAGGCCATTTTCACAAACATACAGATGATGGTCAAATACACTACAATGGCGCTCAATATGAAATGACATGGTCTGACTACCAAGACCCTAAAGGGTTTCATATTTTTGATACAGAAACTAGAGAAATAACGAGAGTACGTAATCCACTCACTATACATAAAAAAATAATTTATGATGATAAAAAGAAAGACTATAAAAACTATGATATAAAAGAATATCACAATCACTTTGTTAAGTTAATTGTATTAAACAAAACCAATAACGAGGTGTTTGACAAATTCGTAGAAAGATTATATAATGAGATAACAGTATATGACTTAAATATTGTAGAAGATTATTCAGATATTAAAGCTAGTGTAAGAGAAGACATATTAGAAATGGGTGAAGACACAGTTACATTCCTAAATAATTATGTTGATCAACTAGAAACAGATGTGAGTAAAACTAAACTAAAAGAATACTTAAAATCAATTTACATTGAGGCTAGTGATAACAAGGTATGATATATTTTAAAAAATTAAGATGGCGTAATTTTCTATCTACAGGTAATCAGTTTTTAGAAGTTGACCTAGCAAAATCACCATCAACACTTATCATAGGAACAAACGGTGCAGGTAAATCAACAATGCTTGACGCATTGTGTTTTGCTTTATTTAATCGTGCTTTTAGAGATATTAAAAAAGAACAACTGGTGAATACAATTAATTCAAATGATTGTGAAGTAGAATGTGAGTTTGAAACTGCTAACAAGAAATATAGAATTGTAAGAGGTATTAAACCAAACAAATTTGAAATTTATTGTAATGATGTAATGTTAAATCAGGATGCTTCTAACGTAGATTATCAAAACACATTAGAACAAAATATTTTAAAATGTAATTATCGTGCCTTTTGTCAAGTTGTTATACTAGGTTCTACCTCATACGAGCCATTTATGCATTTACGTGCCAGATACAGACGAGAAGTTGTAGAAGAAATATTAGACATACGAGTTTTTAGTCACATGGACCTACTATTAAGACAAAAACAAGGCGAACTAAACAAATCAGTTATTGATGTAAAACATAGATATGACTTAATGACTGAAAAATATGAGTTACAAAAAAAACATTTTGATGAAATAAAAAATAGAGATACCACAGACATAGAAAATAGAAAACAACAACTAAAAGAAAATGAACAAAGTAACTATGAGTATAATCAAAAGTTGCAATTATTAAATGAAAAAATTATATCCACAAAAGCAGAGATATGGGGCGGTGAAAAAGTATTTAAAAAAGAAAGTGAATTGAATAAACTAGAATCAAAGATAGAACATAAACTTGATAGAGAAAAAAAAGACGTAGAATTTTTTGAACAAAATGATAACTGTCCTACTTGCACACAACCTATTGATGAAAGATTTAGACAAACACAAATACACGAAGGTAAGAAACAGATTAGCAAACTAGAAGAAGGATTGCAACAACTAACGGCCGAGATGGGGAGAACACAAGAACAAATAAAACAATATAAAGCAGTAGAAAAACGATTAAATGATTTAGATATATCTGTTGCAAAAATCAATACCTCTATTTCAGAAATCAATAGACACTCAAATAGATTAGATACAGAAATTGCTAAATTTGAAAATGCTGATACTAATACAAATGTTATACAAAAAGAATTAGAACAAATAAAAGAAGACTTAAAATTAGTAAACGTAGAAAAACAAAAGGCTGTAGAAGAAAAGAAATATATTGACATCGCTAGAGAAATATTAAATGACACAGGCGTTAAGGCCAATATCATTAAGAAGTATCTGCCTATAATGAATAATTTAATTAATAAGTACTTACAATCTATGGACTTTTTTGTCAATTTTCATTTAGATGAAGAATTTAATGAAACAATAAAAAGTAGATTTAGAGATACCTTTAATTATAATAGTTTTAGTGAAGGAGAAAAGTTAAGAATTGATTTAGCGTTATTGTTCACATGGAGAACCATTGCTAAAATGAAAAATAGTACAAATACAAATCTATTAATATTGGACGAAATATTTGATAGTAGTTTAGATGGTCAAGGAACAGACGACTTTTTTAAAATACTTAAAACATTAACAAACGAAAATACTTTCATTATATCTCACAAAGGCGATATACTATTTGATAGATTTACGAATATAATTAAATTTGAAAAGTATAAAAATTTTACGAGGTTAGCACAATGACATATGAATTATTACCACCAAGTGATCCAAGAGTACTATCAAGCATAGCACCTTTTGATATTGAAACTTTTAAGAAACAAGAAAAGATAGAACTAAAAGAGTTTGTAAACAATATGTTTGAAACAATGCAAAAGTATGGTGGTATAGGCCTATCAGCTAATCAAGTAGGCAAACCGTATAGAATGTTTATAATGGGAGCTCATCCTGAAATACATAAAAGTAAAAAGTGGACTTGTATAAATCCTACAATAGTCGAAGAAAGTAAACAAACAACTAGACTTAAAGAAGGATGTTTAACTTTTCCTTTTCTATTTTTGGACATAGAAAGACCAAGTGCTGTAAAAGTTAAATACCTTGATGAAAATTTAAAAGAACAAGAAGAAGATATGATTGGCATTGTTAGTAGATGTTATCAACATGAGTTAGATCATATGAATGGTATAGTTTTTACAGAAAAAGTTAGTAAGTTTAAATTAGATTATGCTCTTAAAAAAAGAGATAAAGAAATAAGAAAGGCACAAGAAAGATGGCAATCCTCACAGAATTAGATTTACCTGAATATAAACATAGTTTATCTGAAGCTGTTGCGTTTTTAGATGGCTTAAGTTATTCAGCTGTAAAAACAAAATATAATGCAAAAGGTGATTGGGATGCTATATCAATAAAAGGATATAGTGACGACATAAGTAACATTTTAAAACCAGGTGTGTTAAAATCAGATGTAGAACCTGCAGAATTAAGATGGACAAGTTTATACGAAGAACCTGCTTTATTACCTTTAAAAGAAATACTGCTACAAATACCAGCAGAATTTGAACGTGTAAGAGTAATGCGACTAAAGGCTGGGACAACAATTAAAAAACATACAGACAAAGTAGATAAAGAAATAAAAGATGGTAAATTAGTAAGATTGCATGTACCATTAAGAACAAGTGACAATGTACATTTTTATTTGTGGGAGGGCAACGAAGAACATCATTTTAACTTACAAGTAGGAAAATATTACTATGTAGATGTATCAAAAGCACATGCTGTACACAATAAGGCTGACTTTGATAGATTACATTTAGTTATAGATTGTTACATGAATCCTAAATTAAAAAGTTTATTAAAACAAAGTGAAGAATAAAAAGACATATATACACGTTAACCAACACGTTATACGAGCAAACAAAAAACACGATAAAAATAATCCTGTGATTACAATTAAATCAGGCAAAAATAATACTTATTGCCATGAAGTAGAAATATTAGGTCCCAGTAAAGTTATCTATGGTGGTAACGATAAGCCTTTATTAAACTGTGGTGCTCGTGTAGTAATAGAAACTGAAAGTAAAGTAGAGGTGATTAGATGATATTTGCAAAAGCTAAAGATTTTGATAAAGTATATGCTGTATTTAAACAACACAGAAAGTGGTTTCCACACGTAAGATCAGATCACTTAAAGGTGCAAATAGACAGAAAACAAATTATTTTAGAAGATGGTGTGGTTATAGTTTTTCATCACGCAAAAAGAAAACAAAAAATAGGTGATGTACAAATAGTAAAAGGCGATACAGTATTACATCAGATTGCAAGTGATTCGCCAGGTTCTGGTAATGCTCAATCTATATTAAATGATTTCTTTGAATATTGTTCAGGAGATGTGTTTTTATCAGTAAGAGCTGACAACTTGACAGCAAACAAGTTTTATGTTAAAATGAATATGAATTTGATCGGTAAAACAAGTTGGTCAAAAGGTACAATACCTGGTAACGTATATGTCAAACGCAAAAGAAGTAGTTAGAGATTGGAAAGATAATAAAGGATTCCCATACTATCCTGAAGATAGAAAATGGCGTAATGATGAATTTCAAAAATTATTATCATTTAATAGAGATACCATATTAGATACACAGAATAAAATTATAGGTCAATCAACACATGGATTAACACTTGCATGGTCGTATATGCACCACGCATGGGGTATTAAATGTGGTAAAATGAAAACACCTATGGACATATGGGAAGACGAAGAACATTTAGAAAAGGGCATTAGTAAAATACTTACAGGAACTTTCTTTACTAAACGAGAAGCACATAAAATTACAGAGTCAGATATGAGAGCTATGTTGCGAAGATATAGTGGCACTCAAATGGTATCTAATTTTAGACCTACAGCAGCCGCAACTTTATATGATATATTTGTAGAAAAAGACAGTCCACTAGAAGGAACAGAAGCAGGTACAGTTTGGGATCCTAGTATGGGTTATGGTGGTCGTTTGATGGGTGCAATTGCAGCTGGCGTTAATTATATAGGTACAGACCCTTGTGTTCCTACATATGCAGGTTTAGAAAAGATTAGAGATGAGTATGGTCACTCTCATAAAAAATATGTGTTATTAAAACAAGGTAGTGAAACATATATACCTACTCAAAATAGTTTAGACTTTGTATTTACAAGTCCACCGTATTTAGGACATGAACAATATGGTGATGAACCAGAACAATCATTTAATAAATTTAAACAACAAGATGAATGGCGTAATGGTTTCTTATTACAAACTATTAAAAATGCACACACAGGTCTAAAACCTGGCAAAAGAGCTGCATTTAATGTTGCAAATGTTAAATCATATAAAACATTTGAGGAAGATACATACGATTGTATGATTGAGGCAGGATTTAAAGATATAGAAATATGGTGGTTGTCATTATCAACACAACAAGGTACACAAACACAATCCACACTAGATGGTGATTCTGTAGAGTCCAAACAAAAGAATAATTATATAGGTCGATTCGCAAGACCTGACATTCCAGGACGTAAATATGAGCCAATATTCATAGGAATTAAGTAAAAAAACATATGTTCTTGTTTTGTTCTCAAAATTATTCCTAAAAACCTAGTAATTACGTCAACTTTAATGCTTGACTTTTAAAGTGTTTGGTGATAGCATAAGTGTATATTATGACAAAAAACACTATGACAAATAAATCACAACTTGCAAAATTACTTGCTACAGAAAATATAGAAGTACAAGAAAACAAAGTACAAACTGCTTCGTTTGATGTAGTAAATAGAATATTAACAATTCCCATTTTTAAAGAAGAACAAAAATCAAAACATGTATATGATATGTTAGTTGGCCATGAGGTATCTCATGCTTTACATACTCCTGCTGAGTCATGGAAAGATATGGCAAATAGAACTAAAGAATTTAAATCATTTGTAAACGTTATTGAAGATGCTAGAATTGATAAACTTATACAGAAAAAATATCCTGGTCTTACTGATGACTATATCAAAGGTTTTGATAAAATGTACAAAGATAATTTCTTTGGTACTAAAGGTAAAAACATACAAACTGATTATTCACTAATTGATAAAATTAATTTATACTATAAATCATCTAAAAACCTTGATTTTAAATTTACTAAAAAAGAAAAAATATTAGTTGATGCTGTTGATAAATGTAAAACGTTTGATGATGTTTTAAAACTATCAGAAGAAATACTTGGTTATTGTAAAGATGAATTAAAGAAAAAAACTGAATTACAAAAAGTTTATGTATCATCATCAATGGGTGATAAACAATCAGATTCAGATATGGATAGTAATGACTCAAATAAAACTTCAGATGAAAAATTAGATGAATGGTTAGAAAAAAAATCAGAGTCAGATGAATCAGATGATGAGGCAAAGAAAAAAGACTCTAAACAAACTGGTGGTAGTGGTGCAGGCACAACTGATAATACACCAAGTGAATTAAGACCTCTTACTGCTGAAATGTATGAAACATCGGTTAAAGGTATCACAGATGATAAAGCCCATGACAGATGTTATGCTGAATTACCAAAAGTTAATCTTAAAAAATTAATTATTCCTTATTCTAAATTTATTAGAGATGTTATGATATATGACAAATCATATAATAATACAGAATATGATAAACAACAAATTAACAAGGCAAAAGTTAGAACTCAAAAATTTATGAAAGAGTCTTCTAATGTTGTTAATTTTTTAGTTAAAGAATTTGAGATGAAAAAAAATGCCAAGTTATATGCTCGTGCTTCACAGGATAAAACAGGTATTATTGATCCTCTAAAATTACATACTTACAAATTTGCTGAAGACATATTCAAAAAAATTACAACTATACCTAATCAAAAAAATCACGGTATGATTTTACTACTTGATTGGTCTGGTTCTATGCAAAAACATATATTACCTACTGTTGAACAATTATTAAACTTAACTTTATTCTGTAAAAAGATTAATATACCTTTTTCAGTTTATGCGTTTATGAATAATTGTAGAGATTCAAAAAATGATTATTCAGAGTCTGGTTTTACTGTTAATAGTAAAACAATATTACCTGACGCTTCTACAAAACTTGTACAATTGTTTTCACATAAACAATCAAAAGTTGATTATATGAGGTGTGCTACTATATTACACAGAGCTGCAATGTACTTTGGTGATTATTATACTTCCAGACGTTACGATCCAATGAATGAAGATCAAACTGTTCCTTCAATTTCAAATGATTATTATTTATCCTCAACACCACTTAATGAGTCGTTAATCGGTATGGATCACATTATCAAAAAATTCAAAAAAGACTACAATGTTGAAAAGTTATCACTTGTTACTTTAACAGACGGCGCCTCTAACAGTATGGACAGACATGGTAGTGGTGAATTGTATATTAAACTAAACGGCAAATATCAAATGGCGGGTAGTTATTATATGGAACGTAAAGATTTCACTAGTGTTATGTTAAGATACTTAAAAAAGAAGTATGATTTACAAACTATTGGTTTCTATCTAGTTTCAAAATATAGAGAATTACAATATCAGTTAAGAGTGCCTTACAATAAAGAGTTGTTGGCTAAAAAAATGTTTACTAAAGACAAATTTATCGCTGATTATAATACTGCTTATGATGTTTACTTTTATGTTAACTCTGGCACTAGAGTTGCTAATCAAGTATTCGAATCAGATTCAACTGATAAGAGAACTTTAAAAAAGATGTTTATGTCGGGAATGAAAAAACGAATCAATTCCAGAGTATTATTACAAAACTTTATCAAAAGGATCGCATAAATGCAGGGTTTTTTTCGCTTGACTTTTACCCCAAAAAATGATAGCATATATGTATAACTTAAATATGAAAGGACTTATATTATGATTGAGTTAAACAAAACACAAAAAACTGTATTGAAAGTATTAAAAGATACTTACAAAAAAGATACAGTAACTAGGGCTGAGATTAATGCTCTTGTTAAAAAGAAGGTTATCAAAAATCCTTCTTGGTTAAAATCAGACAAATACAAAGTTGATAGAGGAGTATATACTCTTAATGTTGACTCTATGGATGATACAACCACAGTTGATACAACTGATACTAAAATTTCAAATGATACAAAGGCTGCCTATATTGTGTCTTCATTGACCGACAATGTAGTTCCTCAAAAGGATACTGACTTTGTTAAGTTTGGTAACTATACTGACATAAACAGTATTGTAAAATCTAAAAAATTCTATCCTGTTTTTATCACAGGTCTTTCTGGTAACGGTAAGACACTTGCTGTGACTCAGGCATGTGCCGAGGCAAAACGTGAAATGATTAGATGTAACATTACAATTGAAACTGATGAGGATGATTTACTTGGTGGTTACAGACTAAAAGATGGTCAGACCGTATGGCAAAATGGTCCTGTAATTGAGGCCATGGAACGTGGCGCTGTTCTTTTACTTGATGAGATTGACCTTGCAAGTAATAAGATTATGTGTTTACAACCTATCCTTGAGGGTTCAGGTGTCTATGTTAAAAAGATAAACAAGTTTGTTAAACCTAAACTTGGCTTCAATGTGATTGCAACTGCTAACACTAAAGGTCAAGGTAGTGATGATGGTAAGTTTATCGGTACTAATGTTCTTAACGAGGCATTCCTTGAGAGATTTCCTGTTACATTTGAACAAGAATATCCAAGTGCTAAAATTGAAGAAAAAATTGTTAGTACAAAATTAAAATCTGCTGGTAAGTCTGATGACAAGTTTGCTCACAATCTAGTAACGTGGGCTGATGTGATTAGAAAAACCTACAAAGATGGCGGTGTTGATGAGATTATAAGTACAAGAAGACTTGTACATATCGCTGAGGCATACGGCATCTTTAAAAATAAAATGAAGGCAATATCTGTATGTACTAATAGATTTGATGATGATACCAAAACATCATTTGTTGATCTATACAGTAAAGTAGATAGTGGTGCTTCTGTAGATGAAATCCTTGACGCTAAGAAGAAGGCTGATGAGGCAGAAATTCTACAAGAGAATTCCAATGATAGTGAGGATGACGAAGACGGAGACATAAATGTCTAACCTATTGAGTAGTCAAAAATCTATCCATAGTGTAAGTCCGCTTGTGGGGGTTGTGCCCCACAAGTTAAACTTTTTACAGGAGAATAATGAGTAATTTTAAAGATAACAGTGGTTTAGAAAAAATAAAACCAAAAATGTCACAAGAAGAACGTGATAAATTAATGAAAAAGTTTTTAGAAAAAGGTGGCAAAATACAAAAGTTAAAAGCAGGTTATCCTACTAATGTAGGTAGTTTAGATAAGTCTAAGAAACCTGCCTATACAAAAGAAGATATTGAAAAAGGTATAACTGGTAAAGCACCAAGACCTAATTATAAGACTTATAAAAAAGGTTCGTACCATGACTTTGATGTGGGTGGTGATAAACCACCTGTATGGGAAAAACAACCAAAAAATGAGATGGGAGGTAAATAGTTAGTGTCAATTACAGTAGAAGTAAGAGGTGGCAATTTAGAAAAGGCTTTGCGTGTACTTAAAAAGAAAGTACAAAAAGCAGGTATTATCAAACAGATAAGAGATAAAAAATACTTTATGAAACCGTCTGAAATCAAACGTGAAAAGGCCAAAGAACGATCTAAGATTATTAGAAAAGCACAAAAAGCTAATGATGAAATTTTAGGATATCGTTGGGTAAAAGGCGTAAAAGTAAAGAAAATATAGGAATTCTATGCCGTCTGTGTTGAATGATTATATATATTATTACTACAAGGCTATTCGTAAGACCTTGTAGAGGTATAGATAGGTTAGGGTAGTGCCTTGATTTTAATCTAAAACTACCCATAAAAAACGGTGACGTTTGGTAGTTTAACTCCGTGACAAAACGAAACTACCATTTTATTTTATAAGAAGGGTTGACATTTCACAAATCGTTCTTATATAAATAATATTGAATATGCCAAATGGGTATTCGATATAAAGATAACTTTGCTTAAACAAGGAGGTTAATTATGACTAATAAAGCATTATCTATTTTCAATCAATTAAGACCAGTAACCGTTGGGTTTGATAACGTGTTCGACCATTTTGAAAGAATGATGGACGACCATAATTTCAACGAAATGGTTAGATATAACTATCCACCATACAATATCGTAAAGACAGGTAACTTTACTTACAATATTGAACTAGCACTTGCTGGTTTCAGTAAAAAAGATATTGAAATTAATATGGAAGATGGTGTCTTAAATATCAAATCAGCTGTAGAAGCAACTAAAGACAAAGACGAGGATGGAGTAATTCATAAAGGTATCGCTAAAAGATACTTCTCTAAATCTTTTACAATCGCTGATGATGTTGAAGTTAAAGGCGCTGAATTAAAAGATGGTCTTTTAAAAGTGTCTTTAGAAAGAATTGTTCCTGAGTCTAAAAAACCAAGAACAATATCTATTAAGTAAATAATAAAACCAATACCTGGTATGTTTCAAACGCATACCAGGTATAAATACTTAATATCGTTCATCTTTTTAAAAGACGGAAGTAGGCATATGCCGAAGGAACGCACCTAACTTTATAGGAGGGTGTTATGAATTTTAAATGGGACTTGAAAAATCTTTTTACTCAAAAGAGTAGAG